TTCTTTGCTGAATATCTAGCTAACTGTCCAAAGCCTGTTGAAGCTGAAGCAGCTTGTTTATTACCTAAATTTATTGCTGCTTTTCTTAGTTTGTCAGAAGTTTTTGCAGCTGTAAGCTGGCCTAGCCTAGCTGAATCAAATAATCTTTTTGTGTCTTCAGCAGTTTTACCTAAGTCTAAATTCATAGCTACATTTCGAAGCCTGCCACCAGTTGTAGCTTGCATCTCGTCAGCTGCTGCAATGTTTTGAAACTCTTGAGTTCTATCTCTATTTGCTTCGGCTGCAAGTCCAGTTATAGCTGTATTAGCCAGCATAGACCCACGTCTTGCAGTTTCAGCGCCAACCATTTCTTGATATTTTTCATCTGGAGATGCTTGGTACTTTTCTTTTTTAGGTTTACTTTTTAATCCCATTTCACTTCACCTCTGTTTTAAACACTCTGGTTTCTAAACTCCAACCAGTCCTTAAAAAATAATCACTAAGTTTTTTGGTATTACTCTTAGCAACTATATACTGGCAATTCAACTCTTTCGCTAATGCGTTAAACCAGTCTTTGTGAGAAACCCACAAATACGCCCCAGTTTTATAAGCATAAGCTAGCCAAACTACTAGTCTTTTCTCATCTAAGAACTCATCTTCTTCCAGAGTAAGAATAACAAATGCGTCTTTGGAAGTGTATAAAAAAGCTCTTCCATTAACACACTCACTATAAACCTCCTCTGGTCTTATAGTTGGGAACTTATCCTGTTCTAATATCTCTACTATTCCAGGTTTTATATCTTCCCAGCAACTCCGTATGTCAGTAAATTGTAGCTCGTCGACTTCGGTTTTACTAGCTAAGTCTGTTCTAAGCTCCATCTAACCTTTCTCCGAACCATACCTCCGATATCTTCTAGTAGGCGCTACTCCAACACCAGCATATTTAACTTTCCTACCAACTCCTATATCGGCTCTTCTGGCTTTTATTTCAGCCTCTTGTACTGTATTCGCAAATAATCCTGCGTAATCTCTAGCTGCATTTGGATCAGTCCAATCCCTAGCAGGCATACGTAATAGTCTATACAACGCACCAAAAATAATTCCATCTCTGTAATCATCTGCTATCTCCGTAGCAATATTATTAGATGACCTAGATGGTTTTAAAGATACATTTAAAATTATCCCGTTTGTTAAACTAGTATCAGGCACTGGTACTAACCAAAATAAATCAGGCGATTGCTGCAAGAAATATTCTGGTGTTCCAGTATTAGACGAGTCCCTCCATTTCGGCTTTCTACTTTCTAAAGCTCTAGGGGTAATGGCTTCTAAGTCTTTACCATCATAAATACCCCAAATAATTTTATCTACTTTGGTACCAGTTGGCTGACCAAACTCGTACTCATAAATTCCTGCTACTGTGCTAATAGGGTCTAACTCTTTAGTATAGACCGCAGCTTTTTCACAAAGTTCAATTGATGATGATCTTAATGCATTCTCTACAACCGTGTCTGGGCACCCAGGCACGTAGGGTAATACATCTTTCATAAATGATTCAAAACTAGCCATTACTCATTATTTGTATATCGGGTTTTATTAAAGCATCAATTTGTGCCTTGCCAGTTACACTGACAGTAAACAATTGATAGTGTGTTGCAGCTCTTGTTGCATTACCTGCATATTCCGCATCTTTTATAAATGCTCTAAACAAAGTGTAATCTATAAGAGCATTTGAGTAGTTATCAGGAACCGAAATAGTAGAAGATGTATTTGCTAAATCCGTAGGTCTTTGTGAATAAATTAATTCTACAAAAGTACTTGTTGATGAAGCACCTGGATAAACGTAATAATTCAAAGGATCATTCTCATCAAACATAAAATGTTTTACAGTTGTACTATGGGCTGCATCCCCTGTAACTGTAGGATCATGCCAATCTGGGTTTTGTGTATCTATAATATCTTTTGATACTAACCTAACACTTCTTTTACCTGTCGCACCACCAGAGGCATCAGACATATTACGAACTACATCAATTAGTTTTAATCCATCAGAAGGTAAGGTTTGTTTAGTACCAACTACTAAAGCAACATTAGAATGTACAGCAGTAGCAGAAGGAGCAAGATTTGCTATCTCCCTCTGCCCATCATTAAGATAATTTAACAACTCAGCTTCAGTCCACCTTACGTTTGCAGTGTCCTGTAATATACTTTCTACTCTAGCTAGTATGTTTGCGCCTGTTGTTACTGATGCCATTAATCTTCTTCTCTATCTACTATAATTTCTGCCCAGACTTCATCCCTTTCATCTGAACTAACTTGTTCCCCAAACACTGCTTTTATTACAGACTGTTTAGGCAACCCTTCTGAAGTAAAGTCTTTAGGAGCACCTTCATCTAAAATTTGCTCCATTGCAGCTCTTAACTTTTCTCCTCTATCTGTTTCTTCCTCTTCAGATACTCCTGGTATTTCAACCTCCTCTTGATCCGATCCGTCTTCTTTATCACGGGCATAGTTTTCTCCAAATTCTATTACTTCAACTGCGTCCTCCACAATTTCATCTTCCCTTGCAATAAGAGAAGGGTTTCTAAGTGGTGCATCTTCAACTCTTCTAGCACCTTCTTGTAGTGCTAATAAACCTAAATCGTCTCCCACTTCTTTTACTACGCCTTTATATAATCTAATAGACGCTCCCCATGTTGATGATATATACATATCCTCGTCAGCTATAATTTTCATAATTACTCCTAAATTAAAAAATAAAGGAGAGCCACCCGAAGATGGCTCCCACTTTAATTAAGACTGGATTATGCGTAAGCAACATCTAGTCTGATTACACCAAAGTCCTCAACAGCACTGTTGTGGTCGCTTTGATATTTTGGTTTTCTAAGGCCGAAAATCTTACCAATAGAGATACCATTTTGGTTACCGTAGTCGAAGTTATCTTCAACCATTTCTGGTAAACCGATATCAGCCATAGCAAGAGCTTGGGCTCCACAGAATAGGCAAGCTGAACCATTAACGTCGGCGTTAGCGCCCCATTTATAGCCAGCAGAACCAGCATTACTTGATGATCCAGAAGTAGCTCCTGAAGTATCAAATACATGTCTGAATTCATGTACCATTACACCGTCAACCATTAAACTAGAAGAACCAGCAAACAAGCTTGATTGTGGTCCTCTGATTCCAGCATTCCTAACGTTAGCTAAGAAGTCTGAATCTAGTTTAAGATCAGCCATAACTTGTGGAGTTACGAAAAGATGGAACATCTCATCGTTACCAGCACCTCTGACACCACGGATGTAGTTGTCTTTAGCGTAGGCTTTTAAGTCCACAATTGCGCTGTAGGTTATTTTATCAGCTGCTGCTACTGCAGTAACATCACCAGCTACGATACCATTTGTAGCATCGAATCTTCTGTGCCTGTTAGTAGTTGGAGCTGAAACATCACTAGCAAAAGCTAGATCGCCAAGGTTTTGACCAGTTGTGTAAACAGGTCTTAGCGCACCATTGTTTTTCTGCGTGTACGCAATCCCAGAAAGCGTTAAAAACGCAAGCTGGTCTATTCTGTCAGCAATCGCATAAGCAAGAGCATCTCTAGAATGTTCACGGAAGTTAACAACAGATTTTTGATCAGCTAGTCTTCCTGCAAGTCTGTTAGCAAACCTGAGTTGATCTAGTTGAACAGTTATGTCGAATGCACGTAGTGATTCTTCATTACCTTCTAGAGTGTTATCTCCAGTTATACCATCACCTGTCATGTCAGCTAAAAGTGTTAGTACAGCTCTAGCTCCTTTTTCAGATTTAGTAAGTTCGCTTATTCTTTGGACCATAGCGTTCGATCCAGAACCAGCAAACTGGTTAATGAAAGACATATTACGAGCAACGCGCCAGAAGTCACGTGACCAAGCCGTTAGTTGTTCGGAGGTCAGTGACGCAAAGTTAGTATTAGCCATTGGGCTTCTCCTATATTATTAAACGTTACTATTACCTGCCAACTTATTGGGGTGACAAATTAACCCGTATACCTCGTATCGTGAGGAGACGACTTCGCCAATTTTACGAGTGCGACCTCGACCTGTTTTACGTCTTGATAGACGAAATACGTTGTTTAACCTGTAACGATCAGGGCCAGATATCGTTCTGACTTAACGAATTCTTATATACTATATCAGTGTTTATCCAAAGTCACCACGTAATCTACGTAAAGTTTCTTCAGGTAAAGCATTAAATTCATCTTCTGATAGTGCATTTAGGTCTAATGTCCCTTCTCCTCTTTCTGCATTACCTTGACCTTTTAGTTCAGGCGGTTGCGATTGAGAAGCCTCTATTTTCTTTTTGACAGTAGCCGTTTTCTTTTTCTGTATTGTCTCTACATTACTTTTAGCTGGCGGTGCTTCTTGTACAGCAGGCTGATTAGCACCCATGACATACCCAGTAGCTTTTGTTAACGCATCAGATGCTTGATACCCTTGAACAATAAAAGCATCTCGTAGACCAATTACTTCATTAGCCATGTCTTCATTGTAATCTGCACTATTTTCATCTAATACAGGATATTGTTCTTGTATCATTTGAGCAGTAGTTTGTAGCTGAACAGCTTCTTGACTTTGCTGTACTGTTTGCCCCATCTGCTGTTGAACTTCAAACATCATTTGTTCTTTTTCAGCTTGTCTTATCTCTTGTCTAAGAGCGGAAGCTTTTTCCGGTTCCATATCTAAAACTAATTGTTGATACTCTAATTCTTTAGCATCAAAATCATATTGAGGGGCTTCTGCTTGTGCTTGTGCTTGTTGGGCTGCTTGCTCATCAAGTTGTTTTTGCAGCGCCTTTTGTTTTGCCAACACTTCATCTAATCTAGATTTAGGCACCATAGGAGATTTTTGTTTCTCTTCTACTTCTTCTGCAACGGGTTCTTCCTGAAGTTCTGCAACATCTCCATCAGTAGTTTCCTCTGCTGGCTCCTCATCTGTTTCTTCTCCAACAGGTTCTCCTTCCTCTTCTGCAACAACTTCTTCTTCTTCCGTTGAATCTTCTTCTGTTGTTTCTTCAACTGCATCAGTCTCTTCTGAGTTTTCATCTGTCTCCTCTTCTATTGGGTTTCCATCTCCATCTAAGCCAAAGCTTAAATCCTCCGTAAACGGTGAAGCTTCTTCTTCACTTATTTTATCTGCACCAGGTATACCATCATAAGTAACATCATATTGTTCTTCTGCCTGTGTACCACTAGCTTGCGTTTTGCTATCTGCCATTTTTAACTCCTATGTTATTTATTGCTTATCGCTGTTGTAGCCATTTTAACGGCTGCTTGAGTGTCCGATTGTCCGCGTCTCATCTGATTAGTATCAGCTGATAGCGCCCTTCTTAACTCGAGTTCTTCTCGTTTCAATTGAATCTGTGCTTGTAATTTTTGCATTTCCATTTGTGGGTCTATCTCTGCTATGTCTTGTGCTTTAGCCATATTTAATTGTGCTTCAGCTTGTGTTTTACCAACTTCAGCTTCTAGCTGTGCTAATTGTAACTGAATTTGTTGTATCTGTGCTTCTGCTTGGAATGCCATCATTTCTGCCTCTTCTGGTGTCGGTGGTTCTTGACCTGTTAATACCCTAATTCTTCTAGCTAATTCATTTTTTCTTTGTAAGTTAGAGTACTCAATAATTACATCATCTGGGATTGGTACACCCATTTGTTTAAGTTCAAGTGCTTGTGCAAACTGTATGTCATCAAAATTATCTCTTGCGGGTGCTGTACCTACAATTACATCGTACTCACCAATTGTAAGATCATTTATTATAGTACCTTCTGGAGTCATCTCGTTTATAACCATAGGTTCACGAGGTTTCATTGGGTCTTCTTCATTAGTTACCTGAATAATACGCTCTTCTGTATAGAATCTTTGTATTAAACCTAACATATTTTCAGCTAAATACTGCCTAGTCTTAGTTAAATTGTCTAAAGGCACTT